TTAGCTTTATTCTAACTCTAACTTTCTTTGTTGTTACATCTGCATTTTCTAATTTATTGAGATCGCTGATTCTGTAATCAAAGCTAACAATCTCAGCTCTTAAAAAATTTTCTGTAAACTTTTCAATTTTTGTTTTTGTGTTTGTGTTTTTCATTTTGTGTTTATTAAAAAATTAGTATTAAGTTTTTATTATTGATTTGCTTTCATGATTTTTTTAACCATGCTTTTGTAGTGAGCTCTAACTGCTTTTGCTTTTTTTATTTCGTTTTCAGTTTTTACTATTTCAGCATTGATTGCATCAAGCTCGTTTATATCCCAGCAATTTCTTGCCTTTGCTTTTAAAGATCTAAGTTTATTAATAAGTGTTTTCATGTTTTTGTTTTTAATATTATGATGCTAATATATAAAAGTATTTTTTAATTTTTAATCTAAAATTAAAATATTTTTTTATTTATTTTTTTTTACAGAGGGGAATTTTGTTTCCTGGCACTTCTCGAAATTTTAATATACTGATACCACAGAGGCATGAAATGCCAGCAAATCGCTTAAAAATGGCCTTAAAATGGATGTTTGATTTTGATAAAAAACCAAAAAAATCTTAAAAAAATAGGTAGAAATTACAATAAATTAACAAAAAAAGGCCTGAATTTCTCCAGGCCTTGACAAAAACTAACACAAAATTATTCAAAAAAACATGAACAATTCTTTAAAATGGGAGATCATCTCCATCAACTAAAGGCTCAGTTTCCGGCCTTATTTCGGCTTTTTGAGGCTTAAAGTTGTTGAATTTGAAAGTAAAAGATCCATAATCATTTTTAAGGATCTGAAACTTAAATTGAATATTCCCATTATATTCTTGCTTTGCATCATCCAAATTTTGTCCTAATTCTTTGATCTGTTCGATCAACAGCTTTGGAGTTAGAACTCCATCACATACGACAAAATCTGGAGCCTTTGGATTTCTTTCAAAGGTTTTAATGCCAGTTATTACTAAAGGATTTTTCTTATTTTGATTTTCCATAATTTATTTATTTAAAGTATTTAATTGTAATTCTAATTTAGATCTATAATCTTTTTTCATTTTATATTTATCCATAACATTTTGGATCATACCTGGATCTTTACAGATCATGGTTTTATTAAATTGATCCTCAGTAAGCCATTTTTTATTTTCAGTTTCAGGATCTGGCTTGACTTCCTGGATCAGATCTTGATTTTGCAATGCATTAATCATCTCATCAACTGATGCAAATGAATCATCAACTCCAATTCCCAAATATCCAAGAGCTCTGCCTAATGCTGAGGTTGAACAATTTTCCAGGAAACTTGTTTTGTTAATGTTTGAGTTATCTCTATACTCATGAGCATGAGCTCTGGAGATTACTCTGCCATTTGGTGTTTTGATTGTGCATTCCATTATGATCTCCTTGTCATTGCAAGTTATAACCCTATCCTCAATCGATATGATTTGATCATTAATTTCGATCATTTTTTTAGAGGCTCTGAACGATTTAAGCCTTTCATTTACTGGAGTATATTTTCTCCCTTTAATTTGAATGGTTTTCATGTATTAATTATTAAGTTTAACATTGTATCAGTATCAAATCCCATCTCTCTAAGATTTTTTATTTCTGTAATCTTAAACAGATCTGGATCCTCAACTCTGGTTTTAAGTGTTGGCATTTGGATTGCTAATCCCTCTGCAACATCTTTTTTTCTGAGCTTCAGCCTTTTTAATTCAGCCTTAAAAAACAGCTCAAATAAATTATAATCCATAAAGATTTATTTTAATTTATGCAAATATATGAAAATTTTTTTTAAGAATCTCCCTCTCCAGTATCAACTGCAACTCTCTCCAGGAGATCAATATCTCCAAAAGTATTATCAGAATTTTCTTTCTGATCGGATAATGATCCTTTGATTGTGTAGGTATTTGCCTTTGGATTAAATGTCATTTTATTTATTGTTACAACATTTTCATCATCCACCTGGCTAAAATCAGCTCCTTGCTGAGTAAAGAGATCAGGCCTATTAACTCCCCATGCAAAATAAAGCCGATCACTAAAAAATATTGGTTTTGTATTTGCATCCATTACTTTTAATTTTCCCTCGTAAGTTTTTAATCTTGCTCTGTAATCATTGGCAAGATCTTGATTAACTAAATATGGCAATTCTCTGGCTTGAGGTAAACCACCATCAGCCTCCACTTTGTCAGATTGAGTTCCAGTTACTGATTGAGGCCTCTGCCATACTGGATTTCCAAAATTGTCAATTGTAGCAATATCATCATTATCAAAATTACCAGTTCCTCTTGTTTTTATTTTTATGTTTTTGGATAGCTTGTTGATATTACCATCAGAATCAACAGATAAAATGCTTTCAAATGTTTTTGGAGAATCAATTTTTTCCTCAAAAAATATCTGTAAATTATCAACATAAAATCCCTTATACATATTCATAAAAGTTCCATTTTGTGCAAAATTATTAGCATCATTTGAATAAGATCCATTTGAGCCAGTTGATCCTCCATTTGTCATTCCTGGAGGCATAAGCTGAAAAGATAAAAGAAACTCCTCATCAGCTCTATTATCATCCTCATCAAAGGGAGATAAAATCTCTCCCTCAAATGTAACCCAACGATTATAATCAGCTTTTCTTATTGCAAAAATATCAGGCTCTGGATCTGTTGCTAAACTTGTATCTGTCCATTGTCGATCTCTTTCCAATTCTGATAATTCAAAGTTTTGTGCTGGTTGTGCTGTTTGTGTTCTCCTCCACATATAAATAGGAGTATTATTTAAAGTTCCATTAGAGTTATATTCATATAAATAAAGTTTATATTGGCAGAGCCAAACATTCGTATCTGATGTTCCAAAATCCTCTGGAATTGGATTAAACTCTACAAATAAAGAAATAGATATTTTTAGTTTCTTTTCATAAAAGCCAGTTATTTTGTATCTATTTCCTTGTAATGATGTTCTAAAAATATAATTTTTAAAAAAATTATCGTTTTGCTGTTGTTGTACCCTTGTAATTGTTAAAGGTTGCATTAAGTTTGTAAAAAAACTAAACCTCCCATTTTTTCTTTTATCTTTTTTAAACTCCTGGATGGGAGTTCTATATGGAGGATCAACCGGAAATCCAGCTGTTGTTGTTCCATATATGTTTGTTCCTTGAGCTCCAGCTGATCCTCCCTTTTGCCTATAATCATAACCTTGATTATTTATAGCGACTAAATTAGCATTAGTTACATTTGGATTATTATATTCAAATCCTGAATTAGTGAACATCTGATGCCTTTTAAATGTTTTAATATCAACAGAATTTTCAATCTGGCCAATTACTGGCTCAAAACTTTCTTTTAATTCTAATGCCTTAGCATCATAAGGAACAATCTTTAATCTACTTTCTAAGCCATTTTGAAAATAGTTTCCAGTTGATTGAGAATATCTCCATGTCCTTACATTATATTCTAAAGTTCCCTCTAATCTGTTTTTAATTCTTGTTCCAAGATTTGTCAATCCAGTTCCAGAATTTGTTGCAAATGCATTTTGAATAGCATCTTGCAATATATCATCATCCATTAATCCAGCATTTTGATCTATCCACCAATAACCTTGAGCCTGGTATATTCTTGATCCTATTGCCTTAAGTAAATTAATCAGCTGTTTTTTTGCATTTGTAATTCCAAGCTCTGATGTTAAAGTTGGATAAGCTGTGGCTCTTAATAATGTTAGTAATCTGTTACTTGTTAAAACTCCAGATACACTTGATGAATTATATAATGAATCAGCTTTGAAAATAGTTGTTGAATGATAAATAGTTAATCCAGCTGGATCATCATTTATGTTTAATTTTTTTAGAATATTAAAGATCATTCTGTTTAAACTTGTTGCTGATGTCCTGGATGGTAAATGCAGATCCTCTTGTTCTAACAAACCTAATCCATCAAATGCCTTAAATGTTAAAAGATTTGGGAGCTGTTGTATTGTTCTTGTCATACGATCAGCAACAATAAATCCAATCCAATAATTTAAATAGTTTGATGTTGCTGGATCTAAATATTTTAAAACAACCCTATGATTTTTATCCTCTGTAAAAATTAAATCATCAAATTGATTTGCAGTTTCCTCATAAATTTGAATTGTAGCTGATGATCCATAAATGGCTCCATAGTGATTATCATCTCCATCATATCTAATTACAATTGGAGTTCCTCCAAATTTAGGAGTTGTTACAGATCCAGAATAATCTTTTTCCTGGATTAATAATCTGTAATCATGCCCCTCGACATCTCCAAAATCTAATGTGTATTTATTGAAATATGGCATATTTTATTCTGTAAATCTCCCCCTTGTTTCTTGAGCTCGATCTAATGCAACAATTAAATTTTCTCCAGATAATTCAAATTGTCCTCCAACATCAACTCTTGTCGCTGATTGATTAGATCCCATCATTGAGTTTAATTTATTTAATGGAGCAATAACCTCTGGATTTGATCTTGCTCCAGCATATTCTCCCATGAGGCCAAGAGTTGGACTTTTTACGATACCACCCTGAGCAAATTTTGGAACTTTTTTCATTGCTCCACCAACCAATGCAACGAGGCTCGCAATTAAAGCTGGCATAATAAATGCTCCAAAAGGAGTTTTGGATGCTGTTTCTGTTGCTGATGTTACTGCATTTGATGTTGATAGAGCAGTATTTACAGCCATGTTTTTCAAAGCTGTTTGCATGAGTGTGCCTAAAAATGCTTTCATTGGATTTTCTGATTGTGCCATACTATCGGCAAAAGATTGAGCCTGGCCTGATAAATTTTCTTTTAGGTTTGCATCTAATCCAGATAATAGATCAGCGAATTGTGTTGCCTTTTCCTCTCCCTCTGCAATCTCTTTGTCAGTTTCTGATTCCCCATCATCCTCTCCAGATCCATCATCTCCAGATGGAGGCTCTTTTGTTGTGATCGGAGGCAGTTCAATAGTGTTCCCTGAAAAAACTCCTTTTATTTTATCTAATAATCCAGTTGCCATATCAGCTCCCTTGCCTACAAATGCCTCAACATCCTCCTCTGAAATCAATTCAATTGGCTCTCTTTCTAATGCTGATCCCATTGCCTCTTTGAAATTATCAACAGCTGATGTTCCAGCAGTTTCAAAAACCCCATTAACATCATCCATCATTCCAGTAAAGTTATCTACAACAGCTGTGGAAACCTTAGCCAATCCCTCTCCTATTAAATCAGCATCAAATGTCAAAGCTCCTTTAATAATATTTCCTAAGCCTCCAAATAAATCTCCCAATAAGCCAAATCCTCTTTGAAAAGATGATACTATTGCCTCAATAACAGCAACAGCAATATCATACATTGTTTTAAAAAATGCTCCTATGCCATGAATAACCATTGCAAAAGCTGTTGATTCATTATACAGATCAATAAAATAATTGGCAATATCTACAATAATGCCTTTGATGCCCTCCC